AAGTGCCTTTATCCAAACGCTTACAGGTCTTGCTGCTTATATTCATGAATTACAAATCCAATCTCACTTGATTCATCTTAACTATGAAGCAAGTAATTTCATGGCTGTTCATAAGTTTTTAAAGAAACAATATGAATTACATCTTAAAGAATTTGATGATGTAGGAGAATATATAAGATCAATGGACTACTTATTACCTATGTGTCATGAAGGTTTGATGGATGCAAATAAAAAGTTTGATCATGTAAAAAGCTATGCACCAGAAGAGATGTTAAATACTTATTACAAAAATTTAGAAAAATTAGGTATAATGACAAAGAAAATACAAGCAACTGCACACAAATTAAAAGCAATAGATATAGAAAACTATATGGCTGAATTGTGTGGAAATGCTTTTAAATCTGCTTGGATGATTAAAGCTACGTTACGGAAAGGATGAAAAGTATTCTATTAATGTTATTCGCTTCAATACTGTGGGTTCAGGTTCCCCAATGGGATGATGACTGGTCTAAATGTGCAGTGGATGTACCTGATTCTGCTTGTCATTGGTATATATCTGCTCCTGACAATACTTTCGGTAAAGGTTTTAGTTGGAAAAATGCTCCTTGGTTTGATGCTAATGGACTAAAAGACGTGGCGGCTATAAAAAAGAGTACAGTCTTACAAGTATTAAATGAGTCAAACTAAACAACATAAAAAAATAAATAAACTACAACTTAAAGCAGAGCTATGTCTTGATAGAGATGTAGCTAAAGAAATTATTTTAAAGGCAAATAAGGTACAAAATAAATTTAGGCAGCTTCCTTAAAGTGATGTATGCGATGGCAATTGCTACATAAAGGAATACACTTATCTATTTCTTCTTCAACTCTTTTCCAGCTGTACCCTTGATGTACAAAGCAAGACACCTCTCGGTCTTTATCTTTAACATGATGAAAATCTATAATCCGGTGATCTCGAACACCACAATGATCACATCTTATTTTCTTTTTATATTCAACTAACTTTTTAACATTAGCTTTTATTCTGTCTTTATCCCTAGACCAAGGCATATTAAGTAGTTAATCCTATATCTTTAAAATCTTTATAGCCTTCCATATCTGCTTCATCTTCTAATTCAGCTTCTTCTACGACTGCATTATAAACTTCTGGACTCATGATTCCCATGTCCTCTGCATTTATCGTTATGTTTCCTGTCTCTACTTCATTAGGAGTCTTCCAGAAATAATCATCAACTTCCCCTAGTCTTCCCCATTTGGGTACATGTTCTACATTGAAATATCTAGTAGATACCTTAAAGTCAGGAGTTTTTAGATCATGATTAGTTAATGAAGGATCAACCATACGACAACGATTATTTGGATAGGCACATATCTGTCCATTATCCAGCTCTATGATGTTGTGCGACTTATGTTCATCAGGAGATTCAGCAAAATAAAAGTCAGGTTCATTTCTATGTGGATGATAATTATCGATAGTAAATAGATAAGTACCTTTCATTATGCCTTGAGTCCTAGTCATGACTTCAAATTCCATATTGAATATTAAATTCTTTTCTACAACTGTTAAACCTGTATCAAATCCATTCCAGAATTGTAGATCCGTTAAAGGTAAATCAGGTTTAGGAGCCTCAGGTTTATGAGGATGATCAGGGTCCCAGGAAAGAAAAGCACTGATAGGAAGTTTGTCATACAATGCCCCATACTCTGTAAGATAGGTTTCAAAATATAATGCTCTACCAGAAATAGATTTACATGTTACCCAGTATCCAAGAGTATATTCTCCATATCCATCTCGAAGATCTCTTAAATATTCACGTCTTACCCATACTTTTGTAGGTGGTAAATTAGCAACTAGTGTAGTCATTAAGTCATCTCCTCCCAAATCCAACCGACATGGTATCCATCTATATAAGTAGGAATACCAATAGCTTGCATTAATTCATAAATCATACGACCTTTACCAAACTTTTTACTATCTTTATCTGTATTTGGTACATATAAATTATCATCAACTACTATCAATGTTCCCTCCTTAATTATATCTTTTGCAGCAAATAGTTCTTTTAAATGATGACCAGAAGCTTCCCAATCATCTAACCAATTGTATATATTAAATGAGTCTAAATATAAAAGATCAACATGACCATCTAAGGTCGATAGATACTCCACAGAGTCCCCTTCAATCACCTCTGCATATGTAGTCAACCTATCTGCTGTTTTGCATGCCATAGGGTCAATATCTACGCTAATTAAAGTACCTCCCTGAGTACCTACATAGTGATCAAATAAAACAGTTGAACATCCATCTCCTTCAAAATTGTTTTCTACACGAACCGTTCCAGTCTCTACGATTACAGGGTCTTTTATCTTTGATAAGTACTCAAATATACGTGAGAAACCTAACTCTCTAAGTCCTAGTAAAGGTTTAACATCTTCATAATACTCAGACCAATCAGGCATTGATAAAGTACAGTCCTTATTTATTTCTTTTTTACCCTCATGTTCCTTTAGTTTCATAACTCTATCCTCACATAATCTATAGAGTGTTCTTTTAAATCAATCTCATGATCATCTGCTTTTTCAGATGGGTAATCATCAAATGCAAAGCCTTTAAACTTCTCTCCAGTATGTTCACCATAATAAAAGCGGACTTTATTTAAGGTCATAAATCTTTTACACTTATTACGAGCATAACAAAAACTATAATTAGGAGCAAAAAATGTTAGATATTTTGTAATTTTTCTGTTAAATTATATTTAATAGCTAAACTTTTTAATGCTAAGTAACAATTTAGGCGTTAAATCGCTGGATAAAATTAACAAGAATCCAGCAAGAATTACACTAAACGGTAAAAGGCATTACACCACTCCATTATCTACAGGACCTGCACCTTCAGTTACTACAATGATCTCAGAGACTGCATCTGAGAAGAACAAATTAAAACTAGAAATGTGGTCAAAGAATAATCCCGGTGTAAAAGAAAAGGCTGCAGAGAGAGGAACAGCAATACATTATGGGATGGAACAATATCTAAAAGGAAATAAAGAACCTGATATAAAAGACGACTATAAGGATTTCTGGGCAGGTATGCCGAAAATTTTAGATCAATTTAAACAAGTGGTATGGGCAGAGTCACCTATCTTAGATAAATATAACTTCACTATGGGTGCAGATGATGTAGCTCGTGTATGGGGTTATGACGATGAAGGAAGAGCATGGGCTGGTGCTCCTGACATAATAGGAATTGCAAACAATAAGATTACATTAGCTGACTTAAAAACCAGTGTTAAACCATACAGTCGTTTCTGGCCAAAGGATCAAGAAAAAGGTTCTCAATTATGGAAAGATTTAATTGGTGGAAATATGAAGTTTAAAAAAACATGTAAACAATTAGCTGCTTACGATATAGCTATAGAGCAGACTTTGGGATTTAAAGTACAACAGGCAGCAATACTAGTTTCAACTCCAAAGAGAACACAAATATTTAAAATATCTAGAAGATTATTAGATTGTTATCGTAACGATTGGTATAAAATTGTAGAAGAATACTATTCACAATTAGAGAATTGTAATGTCTATGATGCAGATGCTGTTTAAAGAACTAATACCCGGCCTAATTAAGTGGCTAAAAAAGATATGGTTTGAAGCTAAGTTACAAGCTAGATTAGATAAAATAGAGAAACAATATGAAATAAAGTTTGATAAAGATTTAAAAGAACAATTTACTCCTATTTATAAAGAAAAACCACATGATGATCCAGATTCAAAAGCCGCAAAGCTAGGTGGGGAGATAAGTTTGAGGGCTAAATGGTTAAAAGATTCTGAAGATTAATTCTTAATAATTTGCAAGAAAATTAACATTGTTTTATTGAATAGGAAGAGATAGGATAATAAATACAAAGCGAAATAACTTCCGATGGTCATCAATGTTTCTATCGGTGAGTGGATGAAAAGTCTTTACGAACGTATGTCTAATGCGTCTGATGGGGATTGTTTTTGTCTTCCCACCCAAATGCACTTACATGCTTTTCAAATATGTCAGGAAAGTTTTCCAGATAAACATTTTTTAGTTAAAGTTAATTGATGACTGATTCAAATAGAAAACCTTTAAAGCCAGGAGAGTTTGATCTTACTTATATCCCAATGGATTGGCCGCTTACTCCTCTTGGCAGTAATAAAGATCCTTACATAAGAGGCTGGCAAAATAATCCTCTTAGTAAAAATGAGATTGAACAAGAGCTGTCTCAAGGCAATTGTAAAGCTATAGGTCTACTTGGTGGTCCTGTATATAATCATCCCTATGGTTTGGTATGGGTAGATATAGATGGTTCTTCCGTATATAAAGCAATACAAGATCTTTGTGAGCTGGCTCTTGATGAAGCATTACCTGATACGTTAACTATATGTAGTGGAAAAGAAGGTAGAGAAAGAAAGCTATATAGACTTAGAAGAGATGACCATAAACATTTCATCCGTAATAAATATACTTGGCATGCTGAAGCTCCAAAAGAAAAGCTAGAGATACTGTGGAGCAAACATCAAGGTGTTTTGATGGGATTACACCCAGAAACAAAAGGATATTACACTGCTCAGAATCAAGGCTTTGAATATGTAAATAAATTACCAGAACTGCCTAGATGGTTACTGAATGCAATCATAAAGAAGAATGCCAAGCACGGTAGACCAGCTGCTCAAACTACCAGAATTGTAGGTCCTGGTTTTGCAGTTAACGCTAAAATAGGGTTAGAGAGAGATATGCAATTAGCAGTAGAAGCTATGTGGGTTTTACCCCCAGAAGCTACTGATGACTACGATATCTGGATAACGATTGGACAATCACTTCATTCTTTAGATGAATCTCTATTAGATGAATGGGATAAATGGTCGAAACAATCTGATAAGTACCGTAAAGGAGAATGTCAAAAAAGATGGATAGGATTCGATAAGGGCGGGGCTAGAACATTAGGTTCCTTACTCCACATAGCAAAAGAACATGGCTGGAAACCCTCTCAGGATTGGAGACAAGAAGAAATACCAGAAGCAGAGCTAGATAAACAAACAAACGAATTGAGATCTTCATACGAAACACCTATGCCTACACATAATAAGAAAAAACTTAGAGCAAAGCCATCACTCACTATGGCTGATGCACCTTTATCTATACCTAGAGGAAGAGATCAGAAACCAAAGAACCCTTCTTCAGACATAATTTCACAAATTCTTTTACAAACTTATAAGGGTAATTTGAAATATAGTCAGACTCAAGACTGTTTCTTTCTCTATCAATACAGAAGTGATGGTTTATGGTCAGCAATCTCTGACACAGAAATGAAAGGAGAGGTTAAACATAGGTTAGATCTAGTAAAAGATAGTCTATTACCAAGTGGCTATAGTATGAATCTGGTTAATGATATTGTTGAGCAGTTAAGAATATCAGTTATATTTGACGATTGGTATGAAGGTAATGAGCATTTACTATTTACAAATGGAATATTAAATATTAATACTCAACAATTAACACCCTTTGATAGAGGGATGCACTTTACCCAGCAATTACCATACGATTACAAACCAGAACTAGAGTGCGAAGAAATTATTAAATGGCTTAAGAAGACTCAAGATGGTAACTGGGATAGAGTTCAAGTACTTAGAGCGTGGTTAAGAGCCGTTCTTTTAAGTCATTCTGATATACAAAAGTTCGTAGAGATTGTAGGTCCAGGTAAATCAGGTAAGTCAACTTACGCTAACTTGGCTCATGCATTGGTAGGAGATGACAACGCAATGATCTCCTCATTAGAGCATTTAGAGAAGAATCGTTTTGAAACAGCTAACTTATATAAGAAAAAATTATTACTCTTTAATGATGTAGAAAGATATGGTGGTTCTGTATCCGTACTGAAGGCTATTACAGGCAGAGACTTGATACGTAATGAAAGAAAGTTTCAATCTGGATCACAAAAACCATTTAAATTTAATGGCTTGGTAATGATTACTGCCAATGAACCTATACAAACTACTGATCCTACCTCTGGATTAGCTAGAAGAAGATTAACTATACCTTTCGATAAACCATTTCTTGGTAAATCCTCCGACCAAAGAACACTGATAGATATGGATGACAAAGGTAGACCATTTGGTGACTTCGCTAATCTACTACCGGGTTTGGTTAACTGGTTATTAGATATGTCTGGGGATGAGATGAGAGAGTATCTAATGGAGACAACTCAGAAAGTTAACTTCTTTGCAAAACACCATAGAGAACAAATACTTAAATCTAATCAGATAATGGATTGGATGGAGCATTGTTTAGTGTTTGATGAAAATGCTTCAGCTCCTATAGGGTTAGCAAAAGCAGCTCCCGCTGGGTCATCTAACGTATATATGGCATCTGAGAAGTGGTTATATGCAAGCTACTGTGAATTTTCTAGAGCTTCTAATAGCAACATCTTGGGTAGAAGTAGATTTGAAACTCTTCTAATAGACGTATGCGTTCATCAATTAGGACTTAAAGTTTACAAGATGAAAGATAGAAGAGGAACCAGAGTTGTAAATATAGCGTGTCGTATGTCCGACCAAAAGTACATGCAATATCCTTCAATAATTGAAGTTGGTTTAAACAAAGAAGCGTGGATAGAACAATATGGAAGTATCCTAAATACAGCTACATAGTTGATTGATGCAAGCTGGACAACATTTAATACTTGATTTCTATGGATGTAATCAAGAGTTATTGGATGATTATGAAGCTTTAAAAACTATCTTTGAAGATTCTCTAGAATTATCTAATGCAACTGTCTTAAAAGTTACTGGTAATAAATTTGAACCTCAAGGTGTAACCTTGTTAGCTTTACTAGCAGAATCTCATGCTTCGATGCACACCTGGCCAGAACATAAGTACTGTGCGATGGATTTTTATACGTGCGGAGTTACTTCTAAACCAGAAGAAATAGTTGAATACTTATATATTAAATTAGGAGCTAATTCTCGTTTGCTAAGAAACTTGGAACGCTCTCCAAAATTGTGTATATTTAAGTAAGAATACACCTCTTAAATGAATAAAAAACCAAAGCTTTTATGGATTGGAGATATAGTAGCAAAAACAGGATTCGCCAGAGTTACAGAAAACGTATTACCATTCCTTAAAGATGATTTTGATATAACAGTATTAGGAAACAATTGGTGGGGAGATCCCTCTCCTCTACAGAGAATCTACACAATGTATCCATCCTCTAATCGTTTTCAGACTGCACCCTTTGGAGAAGAGCGTATTAGAGAAATAGTAATGAAGATTAAGCCAGACATAATATTTACTATTAACGATATGTGGATTGTTAATGAACAATATAAACAGATACAAGACTTTCATAAAGATAAGCAATTTAAATTTGTAGGTTATGTTCCAATGGATTCATATAATTGGGTGGGTTGTTTAACAGATACTGCTAATGATTGGGATGGAATTATTTCATATACAGAGTTTGGAGCTAGAGAATTTATAAAGGCTGGGATAACACAACCAATAGCAGTTATACCTCATGGTGTTACAGAAGGTCAGTTCTATCCAGTGGATCAAAAAAAAGCTAGGAAAAAATTAAAATTAGATGAAGATTTATTTATTGTCTTTAATGGAAATAGAAATCAATTCCGTAAAAGAATAGATATTACTTGTGAAGCATTCGCTAAATTTGCAGTTGGGAAGCCAGAGACCAGAATGTATTTGCATATGGGAATGAAAGATCAAGGTTGGGATATCATGCCACTCTTTAGTCGGGAAATGCGTAAGCAAGGTTTAGATCCTAATGGGAGAATAATAATGACCACGAATACTCAAGATCCTCCAAATGTGGAGGTGGATATGCTCAACACTATATATAATGTATGTGATGTTGGAGTGAATACTTGCAAAGGGGAAGGATGGGGTCTGGTCAACTTTGAACATGCTGCATGTAAGATTGCACAGGTGGTACCAGATCACACCTCTTGTAAGGAGATATTCGAGGGTTATGGACAACTTATAAAATGTAATCATGTTGATGTCGACACCACTTTTGCTAGGGAAATGCCTTGCCCAGATGCTGATCACCTTACAAGCATCCTTAACGAATTGTATGAAGATAGAGGAAAACTTAAAGCGACAGCAGAACTCTGCCACTTAAGAGCTACTGATCCTCAGTTCCATTGGAAAAATATAGCTTCACAATTTGGGGGTGTCTTCCAGGACACTCTTAATGGTATAAGTCATTCAGTTGTTGAAGATGAACTAAAAGATGCAAAGAGAAAAAGAAAGAATAAGAAGAGAACACTTGGAGCTGTTAAATGAAATTAACTCTTCAAGAATTAGAGTTAATGAAAAATCAATTAAGCTTTATTCGATCCTATAGAGGTCCCTGCAATGGCACATTGGGTAGCAAAGTTCATGAGCCATGGCATGATGAATTATATTATAAAGTATTGGAGGAAATTAAAATGTTTAATGATGACAAATTAGAGGTGGAATGTGATTGTAATTGGTGTCAAAATAACAGGTTATTAGAAGAATATAAAAAGTCAGATCACCAGAGAGTAGAAAAACCTTGGGGCTGGTACCAAGATTTATATGTCAGTGATAATTTCAAGACAAAAATGTTATGTATTCATGAAGGAAAACGTTTAAGTTTACAACGACATCATTGGAGATCTGAAGTTTGGACTATTGCAGCTGGATCTGGTTCTGTATTTTGTAATGATGAGTGGCATTTAGCACACCCAAAGCAGACATTTACTATCCCTGAGAGTACATTACATCGTGCAAAAGCATTAAAAGGTGATTTATATATCATGGAATTACAACATGGCGATGAATTATACGAAGAAGATATCGAAAGGGTTGAAGATGACTATGGAAGAACGTTATCATTAGGGTGAGGGAGTCGGTACCCCTCGGTCATAGGTTCAAATTAGAAAGCACTTCTCCCCTTACTATCACTAGTTGGGGGAGATTTTTTTTGTGACATTTTTATACTAAAACATAGAATGAAATCTTTTTACTTTCGTCGTGAGCTAAATTACATATTAGAGCAAAATGTACGTTCTATTAATAGACTCATAAGACAGTAAAAAACAGCGAATAAACATTACACTATTGACAAAATGTTATTTAAGTTAAAATCAAAAAGAAATTTATCTCATTCTTAGTTTTATGTCACGTAATTATAAACCAATGCCTCCAATATGGCGGCTTAATGAACTATTTGAACTGTCAGATGACTGTCCTAATGGTTTAATTTGGAGAGTAAATAAGGCAAGTAACAAACCTGGTGACCCAGTTGGTAAATTGAATAAAGCTACAGGTTATTATATGGTCTCCGTTGATAACGAAATGTATATGGTTCATCGTATTGTTTATTATTTAAGGACTTATAGATGTCCAGATACTCATAGTGTCCAACATATAGCAGAAACAAAAGATAATAGGACACCTTTAATTGAAACTTATAAGATACCTCCTACCAAAAAACTATTAGCTTCGGGGTTCAAAATATAATGGCTAATATAATAAATAATCTAGAAAGTATTAACTTTAAATATATAAAAGATGCGGACAATGCATCTGATGAAGAGCTAGATAGACAAGGCTATTATCGTGGATATGCATGCCCCCATGGACATGAAATTAGGGAAAAAAATAATCATTGGTGCTATCACTGTGCAATAAAAATCAAAAGTAATATATGTGGCTTTGATTTAAATTATTTACATAATGATTATAAAAATAAATATTATAAATTATGGAAGAAGATAAACATTAAAGATCTAAATGATTGCTGGGAGATGGATTTGAAAGGCGATACTACTCCTAATAGAGTATGTTTTCCTTCATACAGAACCTTTTACAGTAAACAAAAATCTGAAAATGTTAATGCTCACAAGGCTATTTATCAATGTGCATGGGGAGATATTGGATCATTAAGTGTTACAAGAGTATGTGGTAATCCTTTCTGCGGCAATCCATTACATATGGTTTCTAGTTGGAATAAAGGTCATTTACCAACTTCAATACAACCTTTTGATATCAATTTTGATGCAGAGAAATTAATGAGGATACATAAAGCCAGGAGTTTAGATAGGGAAAAAGAAGTTATACAAGAAGAATATAAAGCAACTATTACTCATCCTTCTCTTGTAGAGGCTGCTCCAGATTATGATGAAGGGTAGGAATATAAATAAGATATGACTCGTGTAAGTCAGAGACCGCAGAGACAAAGAACTTCAACTGATCCATTACCTTTAGGTGAGTTTAGTTCTACTACTATCAGGCTTTTAACAGGTAATCTAGGTCCTGTTTCAAGACCTAATAGAGGTGGATATGGTGGAGGTACTTTTAATCACTGGTTTAAAGTTAAATTAGAAGAAAGCGGATGGATAATAATAGCTAATGGTTCTACTAAACCAAAATTTATAAATGTTTCTGCTTATGATTTAAATAAAAATCCTATAGAAGGCAGAGCTATATTTCAAGCAGATAGTATTGATCAGACTAGTACGACAGATGGATCTAGACAATATCCTTATTTAGGAACTGTTCAAGGAGCACAATCAGATACTTATAATACTTTTGATTCAAGAAGATTAGATAGAGGAGATGATAGATATTTTGCTTTACCTATAGGAGAATATTTAATTTGCATATCTAGTGTCAGAAATGAACCAATAGATTATGCTGTAGGTATAGTAGTTGAGATTTCAGATCCATTCCCAGTTCTTCTATTAGAAGACTTCACTCGTTTATTATTCGAGGATACTGATATTTCAAATGTAATCTGTGACACCACACCGAACTTCACTGGAGATGATGCTCATGATCATTCATTAAATGAATGGAAGTCAGCCTGGAGTAGAGAAAGACAAGAGAATGAACCATTCCCAGAATTTCTAACCGCATACACTACCACACAATAGAATGAACTCTAAAAAACTTTATAATCTACTTTTTGATGGAAAAGCAAGGTCTCTTTCTAAATGTAAAGCAAAAAGTAATTTAACAACAAAGTTTGAAGACACCTGTGAGAAATTTCCTTATCTAACTCAATGTAAAGTTTATGACCTCTAGGATAAAAAGAAAGCCAAAAAGTGTAACAACTAAGTTACAAACAGGAGAATCATTTAAATTAGTAGGTATTCCACATAAATTTAATAAAGGCTACATATGGATAACAGGAATGGCTGTTTCTAAAAGTACTAGAGCTTTAAATGATTGGATGAAAAGAAGAAATAAAAGAAAAAGTGTTATTAAATTAAATACATTACCTCCTAAAAAAAGAAACTACAAAACATTCTGGATAGCTGTCAACATAATTAAAAAATGGATAGAAGAAATACCAGAGGGAGATTCATTAACACTTAGATGTGAAGGAGTAAATTCAGATCAATTGTTTAGGATATATACAAAATGGTTTGAAAGACATGAAGATATACCTTGGGTGATATCCGAAGAACATAAATCATTTTTCTTTTACAAGAAAAGGTCTTAGAATAGGAGTGTTAACACATAAAACAATGATCGCTTTAATTAAACCAATATTGATAAAGTTTGCTACTTCAGATTCAGTTAAGAAGTTAGTAATTCAATTGCTAGAAAAATTAGTTGAATCTACTGATACAGAATTAGATGATGCTGCTTTAATCATGGTCAAAAAAGGACTAGGCTTTCCTGTCACAAAGAAGTAATAGCTTAAAATTAATGTAGCATTACGTTTATATATGGAAGCTGCAAAAGAAAAACAAGAATCAAAAAATCCTCTTTCCAAATTAAAAGAGGTTATTGATGATAAAGAAGAGCAGTTAGCTATTCTTGGTACCTTCATTCGGCTTGGCGTTATGGTCTGGGCCGGATTCATAATTTCATTGAACTACATCACTTTACCAGGTATTTCTGATGATAAGTCACCTAAGGACATCACTTTCATAGCAAGCGTTTTCACGGGTTGCCTAGCAACTTTTAACGTGACTCCAGGTGGTAAGAAAAAGAAAGATGATAAGGTTGGAGGATCTACAGCATCTGTTCCTACACAAATAATTAGAATAGAACAAGCTCCTCTAAAAATTACTACGGATACTAAGAAAAATGTATAGCAACAGAGAAAACAAAAGATTATCTATCTTTTCAATCTCTCTCGCTGTTTTATTAGGTACATCAAATGTGTCCTTGATTACTTATTTAGTAAGTACATCAAACCATAAAAAAATCCCCTCCTTCGATATACCAGTAGGTCCTTACACTTCTTATCGCTTAACTGCAACTAAAAACGGCTATACT